CTTTCATTCCGATGACTTCGCTGTAATGGCGACGATCACGCGGGATGGCGAGGACATCGCCGGGATCCTCGGCATTTTTGAGGACGCTACAGAGGTCGCTTCGCTTGGCGATTATGATCTCGAGCATCCTATGCCGCGCTTCACCTGCGCAGCCGCGGGCGTGTCTGCTGTCCGGGCCAATGATCTTGTCGAGATCGATGGGCAGACGTTCGATTTATTTCAGGACCCAAAGCGGGACGGTACCGGGCTGGCGAAGCTGTATCTGTCCGAGCCGAATGTGATCTACAATGCTGGCCTTTGATATCAACGACCAGCAGCTGGAAGCGATCGCCGACGAATTCGCTGCATCCCCGAGCCAGGTTGATAAAGCTTACGCGCGCGCTGCGTCCAGAACCGCAGGAACGCTTCGCCGCATGGCCTCGACGGGCCTGAAAACGGAGCTTGGGCTGCGAAACACCACCGCCTTGCGACGGCGCATCAAAGAGTACCGGATTCGCGGGCGGCGCGGGCGTGGGGTCCGCCTCTGGTTTGGGGTGAACAATCTACCGATATCAGCGTTTAAGGGTCGCCCTCAAGCCACACCTACCGGGGTCAAATTCGGCGATGTGACAATCCATGGCGCGTTTCTGGCGTCGCGCGGCGGGAAGCGGGGCGTTTATGAGCGCATCGGAAAGGCGGCATTTCCGATTGCGCCGGTCAAAATCCCTGTATCGGATCGGATTATGGTTTTCCTTGAGGACAGGGTTTTCGTTGATCTCGATAGCATCTTTTTCAAGCACTTCGCGGCGGAAATACGCGCGCGGACGATCTACGGGGTGGGGTAATGAGCGAGCCATTGGATCTGGGCCTGGCACTGGACGCGATTGTTGCTGCGCTCGGTGCGCAGTTCGCCACCTTCAAGACTGTGGCGGCGGAGGATGAATCGCGCGCCAGTCTCGCTTTGCCTGCAATCATTGTGCAGATGAGTGAAATCGAGCCGGAGCTCGATCGCGATCCTGAGACGGGCCAGTTTCCGGGCCTGGTGCGGGTCGAGGTTCGGGTTGTGATGGGTAAGCGAACGCCGAAGGTGCGCCGGGAGGCGATCACCGCCGCTGCCGCGGTTGCAGCCTTTGCGCATAAGGAGCGCTTCGGTGTGCTTTGGGGAGCAGCTGTTATCGCTGCTATCGAGCCAGATGAATTCTCGCCTGTGGCGGATCAGTTCGACGTTTGGCGGGTTGAATGGGGCCATAGCGCCGACTTTGGCGCGTCCTATTTTGTGGATGAGGGCGAAACGCCGACCATGGTGTTGGCCTCGTTCGTTCCTGAGATCGGCGAGCCTAACGAGGGGGCTTATGTCCAGGTGGCTGGCAATGTCTGATTATGCGCTGAGTGAATTGATGCGCCGGATCGAGCGGATCGTCGTTGTCGCCACAGTCGTTTCCCTGGACAGGGGCAATGCCCGCGCAAAGGTCGAATGGTCGCCTGGCGTTACCAGCGATTGGCTTGCAGTGGCGCAGCTTGGATCTGCCGAGCTGCCGGTCTGGTTTCCCCCAAATCCGGGTACGCAGGTGATGGTCTTATCGCCGGGTGGTGACACCAGGCGCGGGGTGATTATGCCGGGTCCGTTCAAAGGATCCCCGCCTGCCGGTAATTTTGCGGGCGATATTATTGGCGAGGGCGACGTTGTCGCCTCCGATATCAGCCTGGTTGAGCATGTGCATGGTGGGATTATCCGGGGCGGTGCTCTTACGGATCCACCAGAGTGATGTGAGGGGGAACCGCCAGAGGAAGAACGCACCACTCTGGCGATGATGGCGCCATGGATGGCATCAACGCAAAAACGGGCGCGCGGCTTGTCGGGATAGATCATCTCCGCCAGTCGGTGCGCGATATTCTCACCACGCCGATTGGCTCACGGGTGATGCGTCGCGACTACGGCAGTCGCTTGTTTGAGCTGGTCGATCGTCCCTACTCCGCAAATACACGCCTGGCGTTTATCGCCGCGACTGTTGAGGCGCTTCTCGCATGGGAGCCGCGCATCGCAATCGATCAAGTTGCGCTCCGCTCGTTTGAGCCGGGTTTGGTGACTCTTGATCTCACGGGCCGGTATCTCCCCGAGGGCCGGCCAATCACGCTTGAAGGGCTGCAAATCTCATGAGTGCGTTCTCTGCTATCGATCTTTCCCAGCTGCGGCCTCCCGATGTGGTGGAGGCGCTGGATTTCGAGACAATTCTTGCCGAAATGAAAGCGGACGCCATCGTCCGTTCGTCAGATTTGGCAGCTGTTCTTGCGCTGGAAAGCGACCCTTTGAACAAGTTGATGGAGGTCTTCGCTTATCGTGAGCTGATTATTCGGCAGCGCGTCAATGATGGAGCGCGGGCAGTCATGCTCGCGCAGGCGGTGGACGCGGATCTCGATAATCTCGCAGCCATTTTCGGTGTTGAGCGGGCTGTCGTTACGGAGGCGGATGCCGATGCGGTCCCACCTGTTGAGGTTGTTCTCGAAGGAGACGATCGCTTTCGGGTGCGGACGCAGCTGGCGCTTGAGGGCTTTACTAACGCGGGTTCTACTGGCGCTTATACGTTTCATGCGCTCAGTGCTTCAGTTGATGTGCGCGACGTTGATATCAGCAGCCCTGATCCGGGCGATGTTCTCGTTACCGTGCTTTCCGAGGACGGGGATGGGGTGCCAGACGCTGCGCTGTTGAGCACGGTTAGCGACGCGCTGAACGCCGAGGATATTCGCCCGTTGACCGATACCGTCACTACGGCTGCGGTCGCAATTACCGACTATGTCGTGACCGCGGTGTTGACGCTCTACTCTGGGCCAGATGCTACGACGATCCGCGACGCGGCGGAGGCGGCTGTTGAGGCATATGTCGCGGCTCGGTGGCGGATCGGCCATGATGTGACGCGCTCGGGTTTGTTCGCAGCTCTGCACCAGCCTGGCGTCCAGAACGTCACGTTGACCGCGCCTGCGTCCGATCTGGTTATCGATAGCATTTCCTCTGCCCATTGCAGCGCGATTAGCGTGACTGTCGGTGGCGTCGATGTCTGATCCGGCCACGCTGCTTCCGCCTAATGCGTCCGATACGGAGCGCGTGATTGAGGCGGCATCGGCTCGGAGCAGTGGTGTGCCTGTCCCGATCCGGCATCTTTGGAACGCTGCCACTTGTCCAGTGTCTGCGCTGCCGTTTTTGGCCTGGGCCTTTTCGGTGGATGATTGGGACAGCGACTGGCCGGAGGAAGAAAAGCGGGCGGTGATAGCAGCGTCGGTTGCTATCCATCGGATTAAGGGAACGCCTGCCGGGGTGAAGCTCGCGCTGTCCGCCGCTGGCTATGGCGACGCCGAGCTCACGGAGCGGTTCGGTTTTTACCACAATGGCACCGTAATGCGGGACGGGTCGATTGACCGCGAGCCTCCCGACCATTGGGCGGAGTACCGCGTTCGGCTGTCTCGTCCGATCACGATTTTGCAGGCGGCGCAGGTGCGCTCGATCCTCGCATCCGTCGCTCCGGCGCGCGCGCACCTTAAGGGTCTTTTCTATCTCGAAGCGCTGCATCTGTATGACGCAAAACTTGCTCGCAATGGCACATTTACAAGGGGGGTCGCCTGATGGCTGATCTTATTGAAGGCGCTGCTTGGATCGATGGCATCTATCAGTTGGAGGTGAACGATCCGGTGCATGGGGGTCCGCCTGATCTTGCTGCGGAGGAGGGATTTGATAACGTCCCGCACCAGCAGCTGGCGACGCGAACGGCTTTTCTGAAGTCGGAGCTTGAGTCTTTGGCTACCGCAATCGCCGCCAATTTGACCGAAGCTGAAGCGGACGATCTCTACCATCATCGGGGTTTGTTTCTCGACGTCCTGGCTGCCACTACGCACAAGATCAGGCTGGGTTACGGCCAGGACGGTGCGCCGTACATGACGGGGTATGACGGCACCGATCTGCTGGGCTATTTCCAGTTTGGCGAGTTCTACACGCGGATGACAAATTCGCTAGGCGGCGATCTGCAGGTCAAAGAAGCGGGCGTTGTCGAAATCAACGGGCTTCAGCTTTTGACGCAAAGCTTGGGGGACGCGCGCTATTTTCGACCTGACATATCCACAATCGTCACCGGCATTCTGTCTTTGGCTTATCCTAGCAACACGCAGCTGCGGGTCGGCTATGGTACAGGTCAGCAGCGTGACCCATTAATCGCTTTGTATGACGGTGAGACTTCTCGCTTGTCATATGTTCAAGCTAGCGTGGACAAGTTCAAATTTGCGCGCGATGCGGGCGGATCATTTGAGATTTATGGCGTTGGCGATGTTCGAATTGATGGCGAGCGCCTCGCCACTGAGGATTTTGCGAGTGATATCAGCAATGTCGATACCGGGACGCTTTTCACATCTCGCTTACCGATGTCTACCAAATCTGAAGCTGAAGCCGGTACGGCTACAAATCGTGTGATGCATCCTTTAAGCGTCAAGCAAGCGTTTGATGGGTTCATGCTCGCCATTGAACCGGGTGACGTTCACAGTCAGGTGTTTTGCTCTTACACTGGCACGGGTTTTCAGCTTGGCGACACTGTTGACGGGAGTGATTTGCGACCAGCCGGTATAGCGGCTTCACTCAGCTCCGCTGCTGATGATAGCAGCACCGCTGCGCAGAATACCACACTTTCAACGGGTTCTCCGGCATTCACTGGATCGTGGAAATGCTGCGGCGAAGATGACGTATACAACGCTGGCGTCGTTAAAGTGCGATATAATATTTTCAAAAGGGTTCTGTGATGACCGATCTAACCACCGATGAAGAACGCGCCGCCGCTGAAGCTGAAGCACTCGCTGCCGCTGACGAGCGCACAAAAGTCTTTACCGATGCACTCGCAGCCGCTGAAGCTGAAGCACTCGCCACCGCAGCCGCTGAGGCACTCGCCCTCGATGAATCTGACGCCTCGTTAGCTGCTTTGGTCGAAGCCGATAATGCGGCGATTGAGAAAAAACTTGCGGCCAATAAAATCGCGAAAGCTGAAGCCCTCGCTGCTGCTGAAGCCCTCGCTGCTGCGGAAGTGGAAGCCGCAAAAATCGTTATTAGGGAATACCGGGATGCGCGCTGGGCTTTTGGTGGTGCCAGCTTGAAGTGCGAAGTTCTCGACGCGACACTTGGCTGGGTTCCGACTTCAATGATTGCTGACGATAAGTCGGAACACCACCGCCTTCTTTACGCAAAGATCGTTGGCGATCTGGGTGATGCAATCCCCACCGCGCCGGGTCCAACCGTTGAAATGCAAAAAGTGACGGCGTTGGCTGTTGCGCGATCAACGGCTCTTAATGTCCGCATCGCCATTGCAAAGAACGCATCAGAGCCGCGCGCCATCGCTTGGGTGATGAAGCAGTCATTTGGCTTGGCGCACGTCATTCACTCGGTTTTTGACCAGATGGACCCAAAGCCTGCAGGGCTTGAGGCGTTGGGGGAAATGGCGGGTGCGACTGAGGTGGCGTTTGGCAGCGAGGCAGCCCTCAACAATGAGGATGCAACCGAGTTGATGGACGCCTCGCGCGCCAAAGCTATAGCCTTCTTGATCGCAACCAATATTGTTGAGGGGATGGAGAGGTTGGCGGATGCTGCTATCCCTGCAGCGACCACGCAGGCCGAGCTTGATGCTGTGATTGCGCAGCTGCAAGATGCTGAAGCAGCGGCCATGGCCCAGCTTGCGGCCTTGTCGAGCGATGGGGAATAAGGAAGGCCGGCGCCCGTCATTTTCCGATTTGGCAGCTGCAGAGAGGCTGCATTTTGGTAATGGAGTGGGGCCGAGCTGGATTCCCTGTGCAGTTCGCTTGTGTATCACCACCTATGTGAGCTGGTTTTTCGCGGATGCGAGCTGGCGGCATCATGATTTTGGCTATTCGATCGGGCGCACAGAGCGCGAGCGGTGGTCTTATGACTGGCGGTTTTTCCGTGCCATGGTGACGGACGCACTCAGCCAATCGCCTGCGATCTGGATCGTCGCGGCACCGCTTGGCCTGGTCGTGGCGCTGATCTTCTATCTTTGCGTCATGGCGGGAGGGTGGACCAGTTTCCGTTATGATCATCGCTACCGGACGATCGATGAGGCGCTGGGCTCAATCATCCGGCAGACTGACGCTGCGGGGTCGCCGCGCGGCATAGCGGGGGAACCGCCAGAGGAATGATAGCGGGCCGGGTGGGATGTTTGCTGCGAAAGAAGCACACATAACGAGGTCCGCATGGCATTCCTACATGGCGTAGAAGTTCTTGAGGTAGATTCGGGTCCTCGCCCAATTCAGACGGTGCGGTCGTCCGTTATCGGCATTGTCGGTACTGCGCCGGATGCGGATGCGGACGCTTTCCCCCTCAATACTCCCGTTTTGATCGCAGGATCTCGCAAAGAGTCAGCCCTGCTCGATACTGTGGGCAATAGCACCGGCACTCTGCCGCGCGCGCTTGATGGCATTTTCGATCAGATCGGTGCTGTTGTCGTCGTCATCCGCGTTGCAGAGGAAGACGATGAGGCCGACACGATCGCCAATGTGGTAGGCGGCGTCGATGCTGGCACTGGCAATTATGAGGGTGTGCATGCGCTGCTCGGGGCCGAGAGCGTTATCGGGTTCACGCCGCGCATTTTGATTGCGCCGGGCTTTACCCACCAGCGGCCTAGTGATGCGGCCAATCCTGTTATTGCGGAAATCATCGCCGTCGCGGAGAGCCTGCGCGCGGTGATTATCATGGACGGGCCCAATACGAACGATGCGGATGCGATCGAGGCGGCTGGCGACTTCGGCTCTGACCGCATCTATCTCGCGGACCCTTGGCATAAAGTGCTGGTTGGGTCCGATATTGTCGATGTGCCACCTTCGTCTCGCATTGCGGGGTTGATTGCCAAGACCGACAATAAAAAGGGTTTCTGGGAGTCGCCATCAAATTACACGTTTGGCGGTGTTCTGGGCACTTCGCGTCCTGTCGCTTTCCGACTTGGCGACACCGCCTCGCGCGCCAACCTCTTAAACGAGGCTAAGGTCGCGACGACGATCCGTCAGAATGGCTACCGTCTTTGGGGCAATCGCTCGCTGACTGAGGACACCAAGTGGGTCTTTTTGTGCGTTCGCCGCACCGCCGATATCATCGCTGACTCTCTGCAGCGTGGGCACCTTTGGGCTGTCGATCGCGGCATCACCAAGACATATGTCGAAGATGTGGAGGAAGGCGTGAATTCCTACCTTCGTGATTTGACAAATCTTGGCGCGATCCTGGGCGGCAAGTGCTGGGCGGATCCTGACCTGAATTCGGCATCGAACATCGCGCAGGGTCATGTGTATTTCGATTTTGACTTCACCCCAGTCTATCCAGCCGAGCGTGTGACTTTCCGCTCGACGCTGGTCAATGACTACATTGCGGAGGTGTTCGGCTAATGGCTGCTGAAGACATCATCAAGTATCTCGGCCTCGTCATCGACGGGCGGGGCTATGCCGGTAAGATTGAAGAGTATAATGCTCCCGATCTCACTCTGAAGACGGAAGAGTTCCGGGCAGGCGCTATGGACGCGCCTATCGACATAACGATGGGGATGGAGAAACTGGTCGTTAGCTATGTGCTGACTTCCTATGACGCAGACGTTCTTGCGCTGTGGGGTGTGAAGATCGGCTCCAGCGGCATTCAGTCCACCGCTCGGGCGTCTTTGGAAAGCCTGGACGGCACGACGACGCCAATCATCCACAATCACACCGGCAAGATCATCAGCATCGCGCGAGGGACGTGGGGGTCTGGTAATAAGCCGTCGCTCACCATCACGCAGTCTCTGACTTTCTACCGTGAAGTTCATGGCGGTCGGGTGCTGTACGAGATCGACGTTTTGGGCATGAAGCGCGTTATCGACGGGGTTGACCATCTGGCAGCCCATCGTAAAAACATCGGCATTTAAGGGGTAATTTCGTGGTTAAGAAAACAGGCGAGCCGGTTGTGCTGATCGTTGATCTGCCAGACGGCTCCAAGAAAATCGACTTTTCCGATCGCCCTCTGACCATGGGCGGGGTCGAGGTCCAGTCGTTAGTCATGCGGGAGCCTTGCGTCTCTGATCAGCTTTCGGCAGAGCATATTAAGGCTCCCGGCAAGAATGAAGTGACGATAATTGCCAACCTTTGTGAGCAAAGCCCTGATGATCTTGCAGTTCTGAAAATGTCGCAATACGGGCGGCTGCAGGACGCGTATCGGGATTTTATGAGCTGACCAGCTGCGACGTTGGTCAGGTCGTCAAAGAGCAGGTCGGTCGCGTTGGGCTGGGGTTGGAAATCCCCGCGGACTTGCTCCGCGACCCAATCTTTCGGCTCTCTCGTTATTCAGGGTGGCCGCTTTCTGAAATCACGGCGCTGACCATCAGCCGGTTCATTTGGTGGCTGGAAGGCATCCCTGAGAAATGACCAAAAGCCAAAACCTTAAAGCGACGATCACGATCGGCTCGGTTCTCGAGCAATCCGTGAAGAAGAACGTCGGATTTTTGAAAACCGGCCTGCAAAGCGTCGGCAATGAAATCAAGACGGTTGAGCGTCGCCAGAAGGAGCTCGGTCGGCAGAGGGGCCTGCTCACAAAGCAGGGGCTGTCTGTCGAGGCTCTTGACCGCGAATATGAAGACCTTACCCGCACCATGGATCGCCTGCGCCGCTCGCAGGAACGCTGGAACCGCGCGGCGGGCGCGTCGCGTCGCGTCGGTTCAACGTTTGGCGCAATGGCAAGTGATATCGGTCGCAAGGGCCGGATGCTGGCGATTGGTGTTGGCATTGCGGGTGGCGCCGTGTTTGCCCTGGCATCATCGACTGCGTCTCTTGGAGACAATGTCGCTAAAACGGCGGGTAGTCTCGGCATTGGCACCGATGCACTGCAGGAGCTCCGCTACGCTGCCGAGCGTTCTGGCGTTGCATCGGCGTCGCTCGATAAATCCCTCGAGAAGATGCAGAAAAACCTTGGGGAAGCATCCACCGGCTCTGGTGCTGCAAAGGATGCGCTTGATGAACTGGGCCTCTCCGCTGCCGACCTGATCAAGTTGTCGCCTGAAGAGTCGCTGGCGGTGATTGCCGATCGGATGCAGGGCGTGGGTACGCAAGCTGAAAAGGCCGCGATAGCGAACGACATTTTTGGCCGATCCGGCATTGGCATGCTGAACATGCTACGCGATGGGTCGGAGGGGCTGGATGCGCTGCGCATAGCTGCTCGGCGCACTGGCTATGTCCTCTCCGAGCAGGCGGCGCGCGACGCAGAGGTTTTTCAAGATACGCTTCTCGACACTCAGCTGGTCGTCAAGGGGCTGAAGAACACCGTTGGCGCGGAGCTTATGCCAGTCGTCACTGGCGCGATGCGCCAGGTGGGAGACGCACTTATCGAGAACCGCGAAGAGGTCAAGGTCTGGGCAAAGTCATTCGCTGGCGCCGTGGAGCGCGCGATCCCCATCATTGGAGAGGTGGCGACAGGGCTCGGCGAGGTGATTTCCGTTACCGCCAAAGTGACCAGCGGCGTTGCTGATATGGTTGGTGGTTGGGAGAACTTCGGCATCATGATCGGCGCGGTCCTCGCTGCGCGAACGATCAGCAAGGTGGCTCAGTTTGGCGGTGCTGTTTTCAGCCTGGGTCGCGCCATGCTCGCGGTGGGCGCTTCCACTCCCATCGTGGCAGGTGGCATTCGTGCCATTGGCGCTGCTTTGATCGCCAATCCCATTGGATTGGCAGTCGCTGCGATCGGTACGGCCGCATTTCTGATCTGGGATAATTGGGAGAAGGTCGGTCCGTGGTTTGAGAAGTTGTGGGCCGATGTTGAGGGCTACTTTGGCGGGATCGTCAAGTTCGTCAAAGGGGTCTTTTCTGCAGACATGAGCCTTGCGGCGGATGGGATCGAGCAGGTCTGGACCAGTTTCAAGGCCGTTATTGACACGCTGCTGACTGGCGTCGGTGCGGTTTTCAAGGCCACGTGGGAAAATGTAATTAAGCCAGTGACCGACGCGCTTGGCGTGACCGAGCCAATAACAGCCGGGTGGGAGGCGTTGAAGTCTGGCCTTGGCGGTGTACTCGACTGGATTGCAAAAAAGTTTGAGTGGGTCAGTTCGTTGATTGGCCCTGTGATCGCAAAGCTGCAGTGGGTGAAGGACAAGGGTGCTTCAGCGCTTTCTGCCATCGGGCTTGGGTCGTCCGATAGTGACGACGAGGACAGCGCTCCCCCCAATCAACTAACTGCAGATCAAAGCGCTGGGCTCGATCGCAGCCGCAACGAGTTTCTGGCAGGGCGTGGCGTTAAAACTCGACTGGCGCAGACGGCGGCGGGGGGTGCTGGCGATAAGGTAGGCGGCTCTGGCGGCGGCTCTGGCGGGGGCGTGGTTCAAAATATCACGAACAACTATAATGCTGAGGGCGTCAGTGCCGAGCAGCTTATGGAGATTTCAGAGCGTCGACGCCGCAAGACTGCCGATGGTGGGCTTTATGACCGTACCTCGCCTGCTGCGCAGTACGGAGGGTAGTGATGATTGATGTCATGTTGCAGCTGGGCCTAATGCCTTTTTCGATCGACACCGCCGCGTATCAGCGCCTTTCGCGCACGACGGAGTATCGCTGGACGCGGCAGTCTCGCATTGGTGCGGACGATGCGCTGCAATTCGTGGGTTTTGGGGCCGATACCATCGCTCTCGATGGCGTGATCTATCCGCAGTTCCGTGGCGGTCCGATCCAGTTGGAGCTGCTTCGCGCGCTGGGCTCTAGCAGAAAGCCACACATTCTTGTGGCCGGGACGGGCTTTTATCTCGGCAAGTGGGTGGTTGAAACCGTCACAGAGGGGCAGGCCATTTTCGCGCAGTTTGGCATCCCGCAGCGCCAAGAATTCTCTATCAGTCTCGGGAGGTATCATGCCTGAAGCGGCGCTGTTTTATTATACCAAAGACGGAGACGTGCTCGACCACATTGTGCTCGCGCATTATGGCAGCCTGGCGAACGGGCAGCTGGTCACTGTGCTTGATGCAAATCCGGGCCTTGCGGATGCTGGCGCCAGCCTTGATGTCGGCAGTCGTATCCGCCTGCCCTCGATCGTGGATCCGGCACCTGCCGAGGGTGTAAGGCTATGGAGCTAGAATTTGAGGGGATCCATCCGTTTGCGCGGGTGACCGTCAATGGTACGCCGTTGGCGCGGGCGGCATACAGGAGCCTAATTTCGGCGAAAGTCTCCGATGTGGCGGGGTTTGCATCTGACACCGCCGAGCTGATTTTTGCCAATTTTGGAGACGAGGCTGCGCTTGCTATGCCTGCGCCGGGCGCTGAGTTGGAGGTCTTTCTCGGGTACGAGGAGGCGTACCGCTCGATGGGCGTGTTTGTCGCTGACGAAATTGAAGAAGAGGGGCCGTCGCGGATCCTGTCGGTTACCTGCCGGGCGAAAGCGCAAGGGACCAGCGATCTCGGGTTGGCTCCGATCCAGCAGCAAAAGACACGCAGCTGGGCCGCTGGCCTCAGTCTTCATTCGATAGCGTTGACCATGGCTGGCGATAACGGATTGACGGCGGCGGTGACGCCAGCTGCAGGTGCGATCATTCCGGGGCATATCGACCAGGTGGACGAGTCCGACATTGCGGTTCTGACGCGCCTTTCGCTCGTCCATGATTTGGTGGCAAAGCCAGCTGGCAGGCGCTTGTTTATAGGACGCCGCGCGGATGCGACCACCGCGTCTGGTTTGGTGATGCCTACTTTTGAGCTACTTTCGCGCGAGGTTTCCACCTGGCGCATGCGGCGCAATTTTGGAGAGGCGGTGGGCACCGTCATTGCGACCTATCGCGATATTGCCGCTGGCAAGGATGTGGAGGTCAAGGTCGGGAGTGGTGAGCCAGTTCGCCGGATCCGTGGGCGCTATGCGGACGCCTCCGAAGCGCGCGCGGTGGCTGGATCCGAGGGGCGTCGCTCTGCGCGCGCTGTTGAGGCGCTCGATGTGGGGATGCCTGGCAATCCTGAGATTGTCGCGGAGACAAAAATTAACCCACTCGATTTCAGCCGGGCAGCCGCGGGCGAGTGGGTTGTCGCCAAGGCGGACCATTCGGTTTCAAAGGCGGGCTACAAGCTGTCGATCACGGCGGAACGTCCAGATGCAACTTGAGGGAGAGGGAGCCGCCAGAGGCCGGTCGGTGGCGCTGGGCTCAAAGTGCCACAACATTCGAATCAGTCGAGGTGGCGAAGAGTGAACATTGACCTTCTGGATTACCTGCAGTGGGCTTGGGGTCTTGTTGCTGGGGGCTTTTGGCTTTTGTGGCGTGAGATCAAGTCGGTGCGCGGATCGCAAGCGAGTTCCAATCGAGTGATGGGCGAATATATTACGCGCATCGCGGTGCTGGAAGCGACGCAAAAAAACACCAGCGAATGCCTCGCCAAGATCGAAGGGCACCTGGAGCGGATCGAACGAAAAATAGACGCCAAGGCGGATAAGTAATTTCCACAGTTTTGCTCTTAATCTCGGGGCCGAAATATTTTGAGTTATATTTTAAGCTACATTTGTTGCTGATTTATTGGCTCCCCTTCGTTGCAGAGGTTTTTCCCGGCACCAAGAATAACATCCATATCGTTGCAATCAGGTGTTGGCTGAATTAGGTCCACACCCTAGTCGTCAGCAGTAGCTGGGCAGCTCGTAGATCAATGATAAATCGCGTCCGTCGAGTCGCGCCAGCTTCTCGGCATCTGCATAAGCGCCGCCTGAAAATCTGGGGCAATCTCGGGCGTGGCCCGTGCGCACCTGATGCCAGTTCAAATTGATGTCGCCAAGAAAGCAAACGCCAACCGGGCGCTTGCCAGCGGTACTTCCGTCCAGATCGCACTTCACCATTTTGCCGTTGATCATCGCAGCCAAATTGGCCGTAGAGGCTTGACCTGCTGACGATGTTTTGTGCTGGTTGTCCTCTGGTGCAGCTATCCCGCGCATTCTGATATCGATTTTCCCATAGCCTACGCCATCACCATCCTTCGCGTGGGAAGTTCCAGTGATCACAGCAGTGGGCTCAATGGCGCTGGCGGGCAGCGCCAAGTAAACGAAAAACACAAACACAGTCAGATTGATGTTAATTCGCATTTAGATGTCGTGCTCCTCAGTTGGACTGTCATCAGTCGCCATGTTTTTCTATGTATTGAGTTAGCGCTTCTAGATATTGTGCCATTTCGGGTTGGTTGGGGAATTTTAAATCAATTACCACCCCTCCTTTCCATGCTGCCGAAATCGTACGTTTCGCGAATAATTCGATCTTCTCTTCGCGTGTGCTCGATTTCATTTCAATTCCATTAAACAGAATTTCTTGTGTGTTCCAATTTACTCCAACTTCTGTGAGAGCGGATTTGTATATCGTCCGGTCTACACCAATTTCGTCCGCAAATTCATTCATGAGCTTACCGCCCTTCGGGAAAAACATCCTAAATAATCCAAACATCTTTGCTCCATTTCGTTACGTCGCTAGTGGATTGAATCGAACAGAACAAACCACTTACGGATCGCTCAACCTGAAACAAAATCATTCTAATTCAGGGCGTTATAGGAAAACCGCCACGGACTCTTTCGTTCCGCCCGATCCACTAGGGCATTGCTTGGCCTGAAAGAATAATAACTGCCGGCTCACCGTCAATCACCTCATGGTCGGAAGATAGAAGCTGCTCCGTGCGCCGGAGGACATCGGGCGCAAACTCACGAAAAACTTCGATCAAATCTCGGTCTCCGGGCTGCTGGTAGTCGTCCAGCAGAGCTTTCCCGCTAATTCTGCACAGATATTTTTTCAGATTAATCTCGGCCCAGAAGTGAACGCTATACCGATTGGGTACGTCCCACGGTTCGCCGACAAGTTTTACTGACATTTGGTTTCTCCCTATTTCGATTGCCGCCAATTGCGTTGATGCATGGTTGGTCGAGCCTTGCGAAATATCTCAAGCAAATCTGGCAGCTCGTCAGCGCCCACATCCCAGCTCTTTTCGATGATGTAGATGCGCGCGCCCTTGCCGATGATCTCGTCCGTAAACCACTTGATATCCGCGTCGGACAGGGCGAGGCAAAGCGGGTTGACGACATTCAAAACGTGACCGGGCCTTATGATCGAGGCGAGTATTGCACGTTCTTCCAGCGCCACGCTGGGCTTGGTGGTCTTCGTCAGCATCACATCATGCCAGCACGTACCATGCTCGCTCATATCTACGCCGACAGCGGATAGGGCGCGCCGCTGCAATTTAGCAGTCGGACGGCCCTTAGCTTCAAGGATGTAACCCCAATTGATGGACATACTCTACGCATATTCGACATTTTATCTTGCGTCAATGAAATCGACAGCGTAGATGATATGTCGAGTTAATGACTATTAAGAGTAGATAAAAATATATCGGAGGCGACATGACCGATGAAGATTTGAAGATGTACCGGGGCCTGATTTCTGAGCAAGACGTAGCTCTAGAGGAAGCGCATGACGCACTTCGCTCGAACGCATCGCCCTGTGAGAAGAATAACGCGCGAGCAGCCATCGAAGCCGTCTTGCCGAGACTGTCCAGCTAATCCCGGAGACGATGAAATGACCCTATAAGGTCGGCGAAAGCCAATAACAGAAGCGCCGGGGCCTCGCAGGGCCTCGGTTAGTCCAACAATCCCCCTTCAGCGCAGCGCCCGTCCGTCGATAGAAACGACCGACGCGGCTGCGCCAGTGACAAACCTCCCCCACTTCTCCGCCAGAATGCGCCGCGCATCGATAAGGTCAGATCGAGCGTAGGACCGCTCGACGCCGCGCGCGACGCGGTGGGCTAGGGCAGTCTCCGCCACATCGAATGTCGCCGCATCGGTATCCTGGACCCATGTGCGAAAGCTGGTCCTGAAGCCGTGCGGGCGCCCGGTTTCACCTAGCGAATTGAGGTGCTTTGACAGCGCTGTGTCCGATATTCCTCTGCCCTTATCCTTGCGGGTCGCTTGGCCTGCAAACAGCAGATCGTCCGTCATTTCCGCCAATCGCTCCACCAGCACCATCGCTGGTTGGTTTAATGGCACGGCGAAATCTTGCAATTGCCCGACGCGACCTTTCATCCGCTCCGCTGGCACAGTCCAGACGCCGTCTTTGATCTCTGAAAGCCTCGCGTCCCTGCAGCCTGCGGATCGCACTGCCGTCAGTATCATAAATTGCAGACAGGCAGCGGCGGTACCGCGATCTTCGAGCCTGGCGAAGAGTGCGGGGATCTCCTGCCATGGCGTCGCGGCGATTGGGATGCTGGTGTGGACGTACTCGCCCAGCAGGTATTCGGCGGCATCTGCGATATCGGGGTCGCACTGCAGTCCCATCCGTTTTCCGCCTCGGAGGACGATCCGGGTTCGGTTGAGTGCCTTTTTCGCTGTGGTGTGCTTTGTCCGCCAGATGGGCGCCAGGGTGATGCGGATGTGGTCTGCGGTTATCTCGCTAACCGGACGCCGTCCGATCGCCGGCAGGACGTGTGTCACTAATGGGCTCATCCACCGTCCTGCGATGCCCTCGCCTTTCAGGCGCGCTTTCGCCGCCTCAAAGACGATGTCTGCCAATTCTGCAAAGGACGGATCGGATTTGTCCCGCTCGGCAGCTGCTGCTGCGTCCTGGTACTTTCGTTCATCGATTGGATCCGCGCCAGTCGCCAGAACCTCTGCCCAGCGGTCGCGGGTCTTTCGAGCCACCGCCAATGTGACCGTTGGAAATGCGCCGAGTCCCATCTCGCGCCTGCGTCCCTGCAGCTGGTACCGATATATCCAACGCCCACCGTCGCCAGTCTTGATGAGGAACAATCCGCCGCCATCCTGCAGCTTGCCGTCGCCGGCATTCTTGATTGCGACCGAGGTCAGTTTGTTGCGCATCTGTGCCCCCCATCCTGCCCCCCATTGTGGGGGGCGCTGCCCCGCGTTTTGGCGAGACGCCTTGCGACGTCGGAGGCTCTAAGTGGCTGTTATCCTGTCAGGTACGACGACGCCATGCAACGCCCTGCAACGTCGGTGCGGTGCTGGCAGCGGGCACCATTATGACCCCAAAAAGCCCTGTATTACTCAGCGGGGATAGTTGCGGCTGTCTGGCGCCCCCCATCCTGCCCCCCACTCACTTCTTGGTAGCTTTTGCCACCCGTGATGAGGTTCTCGAGGTCTTCGCAGCGAATTAGCGATGCGCGCCCCCACTTGTGGAGCTCTAACTTACCGGCATTGATTGCGCGGTAGATCGTGTCCCTGCTGATGCCATAAGATCCTTGGATATCTGACACGCGGATGAATATGCGGTTGGTCATGCTGCTGCCCCTCCTGCTTCGTGCCATCGGACCAGCGCGTTCTCGATGGCAAATTCCGGAGCGCATTCTGGCCCTCGCTTGATGATCAGCCCAGCGCCGTGTCGTGGAAAGGGCACCACATCGGCACCAAGAAATTCCTGCACCTGATAGGCGGCGAGCAAGGGGTCGGAGAGAAGGCGCTCAAATGTCATCATCAAAACTGGCCCGCGCGCGCGCAGCTGTGGGATTACCACGCGTCGATCTTTGACCAGGCTGCTTTCGATCATGCTTTCCGCACGCCGGCGCTGTGCCCG